GCTTCACCCAAAGTCATACTTGGTATGTTTGCTGTTTGTATAAAAAATTCTACTTCAGGAAGTTTAGCAATTTTAAATCTAAACTGAATAGGACTTGCATAGTCCATCTTTGAAGGTTGCCTTAAATTTACATTTACATCTGTCATACTACTATTTATAAAGGATTTATAAGGGGGGAAACCCCCCCCATTACTATTAGATTACTATTGTGGTAACTTACCTTCTATACCTTCAACATAAAAATTCATACCTGCAAGCATGCCATCGTCCGCTACTTGTCCTTCTGGTATCACTAATTCTCCTGCTTGATTATAGATTGGTCCTTCAAAAGAATGAATCTTACCATCTCTCAAATCGTTCTCTAATGCGATTGCTTCAAATTTAGTTTCAGGTGACATATTGGTATACTTTGCCATCTTCACCATATCTTTGTCTAATCCCCACCATGTGTCTGTACTATCCCAAGTACCGTCTGCAACTGCTTTCGCTCTTGCAACATAGTAAGAACCCCAATCATCAATAATTGCTGTCAGTTGAGCATTAGGACAAAACTTAAACTGGTCACTTGCTTGACCAAATGCTTTAACTCCTGCCTTTTCAGCCACCTGACATGGTGCATATGTATCTGTATGTTGAACGATAATATCAGCACCTTGATTGATTAGAGTACTAGCAGCATCTGCTTCTTTACCTGGATCATACCAAGTAAATGCCCAAATAATTTTTAATTCAATATTTGGATTTACTTTATTTGCTGCTAAATAGAACGCATTAATACCTCTTATAACTTCGGGTATAGGAAACGAAGCAATATAACCAATTATATTTGTCTTTGTTTCTTTACCTGCAATATGTCCTATGATGGTACGACCTTCATAAAATCTTGCTGAGTATGTTGAAATATTATCAGTTCTTTTATATCCTGTAGCATGTTCAAACTTTACATCTGGATAGTCTTTTGCAACCTCCAGAGTTTGATCCATGTAATTAAAGGATGTTGTAAATATTAAATCATGTCCTGATTCTGCTAGACTTCTTATTGCTCTCACAGCGTCTGCATTTTCTGGAACATTTTCAATATAAGTGGTTGTATATCCCAAATCATTCTCAATGTCTTGTCGACCTTGGTCATGTTGATATGTCCATCCATGGTCACCTGGTGGACCTATATAAATGAAACCTATTTTGGGGGATTTTGCTTGTAGTGGGAATGCTAAAATACTTGAAAGCACTACAGCTATCAAGTAAGTCAATGTTATCTTAAACATAGTTCTCCTTTTGTGCCTCACCTGCACAGTAAAGTCATCTATTCATAAGTTATGACATTGATATTTATAAAACCAAAAAAAGGGGTCATAAAGACCCCCTTTTTCTTCTATAAAAGTAAAATTACATAATGTTTGCAACTTTAACTCTACGATAGTATAGATTTTGGTCATCAGCACCTACTGCACCAGATACATCTAGTACACCAGTACCACGAGCCGTTGCAAATGGGTTTTGAACCATTCCGTAACGAGTCTTGAAACCAATTTTTGGTTGGAATGAATCTTGACCAACTGCACGAACCATTTGTAATGGGACATATGGGCAATAGAAAAGACCAGAGTCATAAGGTGAAGTACCTTTATAACCAGCAACATAGAACTGACTTGCAGATACATTCGCAGAATATGGGTCAACATATACTTTGAACTTACCATTAAGAACACCAGCGAAAGTATTACCAGTATCATCAACATTCAAGTTAGTGTTAAGTGCAGGAGCGTAATCTAAAACACCAGCCATTTGAAGCGCAGAAGCGACATCAGCAGAACAGATGATTATGTTACCTTTTCCTCTACGAGTCTGTTGACCAATAGCGTTAGCATCTCTTTCTAGTTGATAAAGTAAACCTTTGAATTTCTCAACTGACCAACGACCGTTTGAGTCTGTGTCTAAGTCGAAAGTTCCAGCAGTTGTAGTATTCACTTGAGCACCCGCTTTAGCGTGACCATAGATAGTACGAACAACTTCACGGTTGATTTCAGCAAGAATCTCAGTTGACAAAATGTTTGCCAATTCAGTTTCAGCGTCTAGACCATGAATCGCTTTAAGGTCTTGTGCAAGTTCCATTGAGTACTCAGCTTTAAGAGCACGAGAACGAGCAGTAACAGTTACTTTATCGATTGAAAATGCCATCTCAGCAAATGCGTTAGTAGAAGCATCACCAAGAGCTTCTGCAGCAGCAGTTGTCATTCCAGAACTTGTAGTATATACAGCACTAGAATCGTTTAGAGTTGCAGGGTTAGTTCCCGATTGAGCATCACCAGATGCACCAGCGTTATCTGTAGTAGCGTTATCAGAAGAAAATTCTGTGTTTGCTTCGTCAAATAATGCTTCAGGGCCGTTTTGCGATAGAAACTTAGATTTCATTGCAAAGATAAGACCAGTAGGTCCTGTCATTGGTTGAACTCCACATACATCATACGCAATAAGGTTAGGCATTGCACGGCGAACTAGTGAAATTAACACAGGATCCCAGTTATCAACACCACCACCAGCAACAGAGTTACCAGGCGCAGCTTCAGTCATGAAACCTCTATCTTCTCTAACTGCTTTTTCTTGGTTCTCAAGAATTACAGTTGTTACAGCACGCTTATAGCTATCACCGATTTTTGGTAAATCTGGATGCTCTAATACTGGCTGCCATTTTTCTTGTAAATTTTCAGTAAGATACATTTATCTCTCCTTGTTATTTATTAATTGTTAATCACCCTTAGACTATTTGAAAGTCGTAAGGTCTTTTGAAATAGCGGCCGTATATGCAGCCATAGCATCGGATGTACCAGCGTCAACAGGTAAATTTTCCGCCACAGAATCGACTTCATCACTTGATGTAGCTTCTTCTATTTTCATTTTAGGGAAGTAAGATTCTTTAATAGTTTCTAACTTCTCTGCAAACTTCTCAGCACTATCGTACTCAACATTTTCAGCCATAGAAGCAAACTTCTCTTTCTCTGTGTCTGCTAAATCTTCAGATACAGAAACAACTAAGCTTTCTCTTTTAGACTCAGAAACATCTTTAGAAAGATTGACATTTTTTTCAATCTGTTCGTTTAGTTTGCTTTCTAAATCTTTGACTTGACCTGTTAAATCGTCTAGTACATTATATTTTTCTTCAGGAACATCAATATAATGCTCTTTGAAAAGTCCTTTAAGTCCAGTAATGAAATCTTCAGCGATTTCGGTACGAATACCTCTTTCAACTGCTAATTCATTCTCTTTCATCCATTCTTCAACAACATAGTTAAGATATGAATCGACTTTCTCGACCATAGCTTCTTTTACTGTTTCAGTTTCAGCAGAAAGTTTTTCTTCAAACTGTACTTCTAAGATTTCTTTGTGTTCTTTGATTCTTGTCTTTACAGCAGTTTCAAATATAGTCGCAGCTTTATCTTTAAATTCTTCAGATAAATCAGCGTCAGATGAAACTAATGCAGCAACATCAGCAGACAAGTCAATTTCTACTTCTTCAGAAGCAGTAGTCGGCTTGTTGTCATTCGGTAAAGAACCATCATTAGCATCTTTTGTTTGTGCATCAGATACTTTTGATACCTTTTTCGCAGCGTCCGGGTTACTATCAGTAGGTTTAACTACTGCTGGTCCCAAATCCTCAGCGTCGTTTGAAAGGTGAGTAGGCTCAGCTGCTTGTGCATCCTTAGTAACTACATTAGGTGCTTCTGCTAAGACTCCTTCTTCTTTAATTTCGGTTTCAGACATTCGGTCTCCTTTATTAAAATTAATTTATTTCATTAATTACAAATATTTATACAAACTACCATCTTAATACTTACGCATTGGTGATAATTTGCGTACTTTTTTACAACTTTGAGATAAAGTCAGCAAAAATTCTTGATTTAACTTCCGTTAATTCGTGTAATCTTGCTTTTTCTATTTCGTGTTTATATGCTTCAACAGATTTACTCTTTAGTATGCCGTTGTCCCATACCCATTCTTTGCCTTCCATAATACCTTCTACGAAAGCATCAGGCGCCGATGGGTCTGCAACTATGTCAGCTGCTGTTGCGAGATAAAAGTCTTTACCAACCATACCGTTAGATATAGACCCCATGCCTCTTGAAGATACACCCAACTGAGCGCCTTCGTCAATTAAGTTCTTGACGATTTTGCCGTAAGGAGTATCCATTATTTTCGCCTCACCAATGAAGTTTTTACCTTCTGGCTTAAGACTGGTTATCATATGAGAAACTCTCTCAAGATTAACTGTAGGTCCGTCTGGATGCCCAAGTTCTCCGAAAGCTCTTTTCTTATCGATAAATTCTCTTGTGTATCGTGCAACTTCAGTCTGCAAAGTGCCTACTGGATATATACGACCGTTGCGGTTCTTAATGTCCGCTTGCATAAAGACACCACGAATCTTATAATCTTTGCCACCTTTTCCATTGGCTTCCATTAAGATATCGATATCTTCAATTGTTTCTGTAATTAGTTTCATTTTTCCACCTTTTCTTTGTTATAGACTTTATCGACTATACCCTGTTTAATTTCTTCTCTCTTGACATCATACTTCTCAGCGAATGCCATCTTAAATGCTTCTGCCAAAGTTGCCTTTGACTTAGTGCCAACTATTCTTTCGAGTATCTCGTAAGAACGGTCTTTAGGTTTTCTCTTACTCATCTATCT